TTAGATCCTCTTTAATTTCTTTAGCTCTAGAAAATAATAACTTCATTGATTGCCACAAGTCTATGCCTTTTACTACTTTATAATTCTCATTAATTGACAGTACCTCTATACTAGCTAGGACCAATGCTACTATTTTAGTTAGCATAAATGGTACACTAAAAAATGTAAGAATGATATCATTGAGAATAAATGCATCTATTAAAAAAAACATTATAACTGTAATTTCATAGAGTGCTAACTTACTAATTATACCTGATAGCTTTCTACTACTTATTTTTTCTTTTAACTTATTAGCTTTCCAAATACCTGTAAAAGTATCAATAGCTATAAGTACTCCTATCATTATCAGTATTCCTGAAATAGGTAAAAAGAATGCAAAGATAATAGATGTAAGTGTCAAGATTTCTTTTTGTATTGATATTAGTAATAAAGATAATTGTGTTTTCATAATAAATAAAGTTTAATTAACTTGTATCCAAAATATACAAGAAGTATTATAAATAATATTACTCCTAGTACAGCAAAGAAATTTACCCACCATGGAATGTATTTAATTTTTTCTGGTTTTAAAGTTTTGGTAACAACTCTGGTATGATAAATATCATTGCCTTTAATTGTTTTATATATTGTGTGGACTTTAGCTTTAGTGTAATAAACATTATCTTTAATCTTAGTTTGTAGACTAACTAAAGTACCATCTTTATCTCTTAATTCTTCTTTAAGTTTAGACACTACATTACCTAGGGAATCACAATAAAGAGTATCAATTAATGTTATAGTTTCTCCTGGTATTACAATTGTAGTATCTTTAATTTGTATTATAGTTACAGTGCTATCTTTTTGTACACATAACGGGCAATACTTTGCTAATCTTTTTTCTAAAGAACAAGAACTTGCTAAAATTATAACTAAAATAAAAGATATAATTGTTATTATTATAGTTGCTGTATTTTTAAACATTTTTTTTATTTTATGATTTTACCCCCCTATACAACTTTTGCAATCACTAAAACAACCAAAAACCTTGTCTATAATTAATGTTGGTAAAGAAGTAAGATCCCAACTAATAATTTCATAACATTCAGGAGTAAGATTTGTAGTAAAATTTACAGATATAGCAGAACCAACTGGAAAACCAAATTGAGCTTGTACTATTTCAACATTATTAGTACTACAATTTTGTATTGTATAATACACAAGATCAATACAAATTTCTTCGAAACATGTTTCTGCATTTTCTTTGCATGGACCTGTAAGTGTTGTAACATGTTGTATAAATGGACCTGTTAACAAAGTAAAATCAGCTGGAACTGTAGAAATTGTCCAACAGAATCCAAATTGATCTACAAATGTTTCTCCAGGAAGACCTCCACCTAATTGCTGTAAAGTAGTATATAGTACATTTGGAGTACCTTTACTACATAAACTTGCACAACAAGCTGTTATACTATAAATATCAGGACATGGTTTAGACAGTAGACAAGAAGAACATGACCCTGCTAAGAAAAATGGATCAACTGAAACTACACCATTTATAGGTGCTGCAGTTGTTCCTGTTATTGTCCAACAAAATCCAAAAGTATCTGCAAAAGTGTCTCCTACTCCTACACCAGGTAAAGTACTACTAAATATTGTATTAAATGTTGCACAACATGATTCTACTACATAATTTTCAGGACATGGATTATCATTTACACATGTTACACAAGATCCGTATGAATTACTGATTTCTCTTATTGAAGTAATTGGATCTTCTGTTGTATCTACTAATGTCCAACAATTTCCTTCAGTATCTGAAAATGCTCCAATAGGAGGTAACCCACCAGTATCAAAAGAAATAATTTCTTCTATTAATGGTTCACAACAATTTTGTATTATTAAATTAATTGGTGTATCACACTTAGTTTTTATTTCTATTCGTGTAGACATTATAAATTATATAATATATGTAATTAATGCTTTACCAAAAGTAGCATCAATTTCAAATAAATTAGCAGCAAAAAAATTATTTAATGCTCCTGCATCATAATAAACAGTTTCTCCAGGAATTAATTTTGTAGAACTTGCAAAGTTATCAGTAGTAAAGACTATAGCATCAGGACTATCTGTTGTACAAGCTATAGATATAGACTGTATAGGAACACTAATTGGTAATGAAGATCCTGATATTTTAACTGCAACAGGAACTTTAGATAATCCTGAAGTTGCAGGAATTGCAATAATAGCATTAATTATACCTTGTAAACCTTTTAGCATTCTTAATTGCCAAGGAAAGTTATTCCCTTTTAAACCATCTGTTTTTAAATCTCCTACTGACATGAGGTTAATTAATTAATGATTATGAAACTAATTTTGAGAACATTATTAAATGCTGTTGCTGCTGAAACATTATAAATACGAATATCAAAACTTCCATTAGCAAGAGCTTCTGTAATTAATACAGGAATTCCAGCTCCTGGATGTTCTACTGTTAATAAAATTCTAGAAGTAGGTAATACTGTATCGTTGTTTACTGTAAATGCAGCATTAGAATTTCCTGCTAAAGTACTTGATACTGTAGTGATAATACCATTTTGAGCATTAACTGTAACAGCTGTAGAAATTGCTGTTAACTGAGTTACATTTGCAGTATCATATAATGCTTGTAATGGTGCAGCATTAACAGCAAGAGAAAGAAATGCATCATCACGTGATGGATCTTTTGCACCTACTGCTAATAAACTAGAAACGTCTTTTGGAAGAGTAGCTCTATAGTTACCAGCTTTAATCCAAGAAATAAAATTTAAGATATCCATTTTGTTTGTTTTTTAAATTGTTTATTTATATTATTATTTATTTTTTAATTTTTTTAACTTTTTTTGGTGCATTAGTTTTTTTATATCTATCATATATATAAAGTCCAGTGCCTATACCAAGACCTCCTTGAATTATAGGTTTTTTTAAAGCTCTTTTAAGTACATTAGCAGTTCCAAAAGTAGCATAACCAGCAGTTTTACCAACAACATTTTCAGTTGCAAGTCTTGCTTTAGATTTTACAAAAGGTTCTTTTCCTTTAGTACTACCTGTTTTAGTAGTACCTGTTTTAGTAGTACCTGTTTTAGAATTTTTTGCTGCTTTTGCTGCTTTTGCATTTGCTGCTCTTGTTGCTGCTGCTTTTTGAGCTCTTGCTGCTGCTTGTGCTTTTTTTAATTTTGCTGCTTTTTCAGCTAATGATGCAGCTTTATAAGTTTTATAACCAGTTTTCATTCCTTGATAAGCACCTTTAGCCATTTTAATTATAGCTCCCAATTGTGCTTTAGGTAATTCATTATTTGCCATGATTTTTTAGTTTTAAATAAATAATATATATATAATATACAAAATATTATTTATATAACAAAAAAATCCCTAAAATTAATTAGGGATTTTAATTAGTTAAAAATTAAGTCTAACCAAAAAAGAATTAACCAAACAAATATCCTAAATAAAAAACAATTATTAACATAAATGCAATTGCTACATTACTTAGTTCTCTAAAAGATTTATCATTTTCCCAAACATGTTTTTTATTATCATATATTGGTTTATTTAAAGTATTAACAGTTAACCATAAAAATATTAAAAAAAGGATCATAAATGCAATAAAAAAAAATTTTAAAACTATCATAATGTATCTATTCGTTTTTGTAAATATACTAATGCTTTTTGTAAATCTTCTTTTTTATTAGATGTTTTTTTACCTGCTCTTGCTATATATTTAATTACATTTCCTAAATAAAAATCTTTATCTAATTCCCAAGCTTCCAAAACATTAAATACTTCATAAGTATTAGTTTTTCCTCCATAATATTCTGGTCTAAACTTATTTTTATTATCTAAAATAGGTATATTTAATTCTGCAAGTTTTGCATAATCTTTTTTTACTTTATCGTAATCTTTTATTACTTTATTACTGTTACTTGAATAGTAATAATTTTTATCATCATCAGTTATATTTACCATGTTTACCATATTATTGCTATGTCCATTTCATTGAACATTAGTTTTACACTACCATCAATATCAACTTTTTCTGCATGTTCTAATTGTGCAACAGGAATATATACTGTATCTCCAA